TCAATCTCCTCGTAATAAACCCACATAATTGATCACCTCTTTATTCGTTTGTCTTTTAAGTTGATCCATTAAACGCCAAGTTTCATCCGTCCACTTTTCTGGATCATAACTTTTCGTTCGATAACGCGCTTCTTGTTCATCTATACGATGTTTCTGATGAATCAAATTCATTTTTCTATTGTGTTGATTTAATCTGTCTTTTGCTAATTTTCTAGGGATCTGAAATGTTGTAGAAATAAAATCAACTTTAGCAGGATAAAAAAATTCGAGAAAATCAGTAGGCATAGATGCGTGTAAGCTAAACCAATATGCTTGAGATTCTTGTAGCTGATTCAACCCATCTGGCAGAAACTCTTGCACACCATAATGCCTCAGAACGTGTGCCATTTCATGAAAAAATTCAGCTCTTTGTTGTGCAATTGATCTTCTCTCGTCAATAAATATAACCGCAAAGTCATCTTCATAAATGCAATTACTTTTTTGATGGTGGTAAATTAAACCGAATTCAAATGATTGAGCAATATTCTTCATTGATAAGTCTCTAATAGTATTAATCTCTAACATTTTATATTTCTCTCTGACCCACGACTCCATGACAGTTGAATACATAGGGACTCCTTCCCATTAACCGAAACGTATGTTCGGTTTAATTATAAAAGAAAAGCCCCATAAGGGCAATATAGAAATTATATGTTCTCAATTTGTTAACATAATATCCAATTTTTCCAATAGACTTGATTCTTTTATAATTTCAATTTGTTTTCCTTTTGCTATTAAATCATACGCTTTCCTTTCTTTTGAACTCATTCCAGATTCACCGACAATTTTCATATCTTGTTTACCAACTATAATAATATCAGTTGTTGAACTGACACCACTCTTTAATATCCCACCTACATCAGCAATTTTTTGCATAACTACTTTTCTATCAATATTTTCAAGTTCACCGGTCAATACAATATTCTTTTCAAAAAAAGGATGAGAAGGGTTAAATGTTGTCGTTGTTGCTTTGATATCAGAAACTTTCATTCTATTGAACTTTCTACCTCCACCTTTGCCAATTCCAAAAGAAAAATTAGGTTTCAATTCGGAGAAAGATTTTACTGGAAGAGTTGTATGCATCGTTATATAAGTTTCTAAAGTTTTTCGTCTTTTTTTCTTAACACATTCAATAACTAGTTCAGCGCAGGCTCTAGCATCACATAAGGCATCGTGATGATCTGATAATGTAACTCCGAACCTTTCACATCTTGCCTTCAATGAGTTTGGTATTCCCTCTCCTCTACAAGCTCTCGTGCTTATGGGGATACTACATAAATAAGTGAATTCTATATCTGAAATAGAATACTTTATAAAGCTATTTTTTAAAACACTCATATCAAATTGTGCATTATGAGCAATAATTGTAGTTTTTCCATCAAAATAATGTCCAATTTCCCTCCAGACATCTTTAAAACTACCAGCTTCTTTGACATGATCAGCAGTTATTCCATGTATTTTAGTCATCTCATCATTAAATTTCATATTGGGAGGCTGAATCAAATATTCTTGTTCATCTACAATTTGATTATCTTTAACGAAAACCATTCCTAAAGAACAAGCACTATCCATATTGTAGTTAGCAATCTCGAAATCTATAGTAATAAAATCCATAAAATATACCACCTCATCTATAGCATTTAGTGAAATATGGGTATTCGTTTAATCCGCGGTCTTCTGGATCGTTTTTATGGTGATCAATTAATTTTAAAATTTTCTCTGTTAAAGTTTCTTTATCAGCTGCAAAGGAAGGCATCCCGTATCCAACAAATCTCCAAACAAAAGATCTTCGATACTGCACTGCATTACTTTCATCAATATAAGGTTCATAGTCATCAAGAACATATCCAATTCGATTTCCGATACGCCACAATTCGTAAAATGGAATCTGCTTAGTATTAGTATATTCGGAGATTAATTTTGTGTAATACTGATAGGTCTTAACACCATTATCAAATAAATATAACAAAGCTTCATCCTTATTTATGAATGATTTAGTTTCAATCCCTTCTATTTCTACGACATACTTTTCTTCTACTGGTCGATGGGGAACTGACTTATTAATAAAGAATAATCTTCCATACGTGATATAAATCCCTCCCTTGGTATTAAAAAAGACACACAAAATAAAGATCTGCGTGTCTTGGTGTTAGTTGTTTTTCTTTTGCTGCATAAATTTCTTTTTCATTTCTCTATATTGCTCTAGTTGTTTGTCTAGGTAATCTTTTTCATCATCTGTAATTTCGTCTTTACCACCGTAATAGGCAACACTAGGCCGACTTTTTTCCTCTTTGGTTACATTGTCCGATCGTCCGAGTAGGTAATCAGTAGTCACTTCATAAAGGTCTGCCATTCTTTCTAATATAGTTGTATCAGGATCGCGATAGTCTCTCTCGTAACCAGAAAGCGTTCCGTTAGAAATACCAAGTTTTTTTGCAGCTTCAATTTGAGACAACCCTATGTGTTCTCTGGTTTTTTTTAATCTTTGACCTAATACAGACATAATAACCACCTCATTAAAAATATACCATTTCTAAGCGGAACGTATAATGAATTAAGCGATAAGCGTAAAAAATATTAAAAAAACATTGACTTATGCGTAACGCTTAATTTATAATAAAAGTATATTAAGCGTTACGCTCAATAAGTCGGAGGTGAATTAATGAAACCAATCCATGAGCGAATTGAAGAAGTTAGAAAACGGAAAGGAGTCACAAAAACACATATAGCTAAGAGATGTGATAGAAGTACTGCTTGGTACCATGGTATTTCTACAGGTAGAAGAAAGCCAACTGTGGAATCACTGGAAATGATTGCAGAAGCACTTGAAGTCGACATAAAAAATTTTTTTTGATAATATTTTAAGCGTAACGCTTAAAAATTCCAGGATAACATCTTAATATGATAATTAAAATATATCGCCAAATACTGTACGGTCTCAATACTTATCTCACACAAAAAGAGGTGGAAAAATGAATCAAAATACCGAGGTCGTCCATGCGTCCCATGCTCATACAGTTGAGCAAGGGGGAGATAAAGTGACTATTCCATCTAAGACGTACACATACGGGAACACCAAAGTAACCGTCCATAGCAAACTCGTCACAATGACCGAAAAGGAAAAGAAACATTGGTGGGACGAAGCAGTTGAGAATTCAGATCATCCTGATCATAAAACAGTGAAAAATATTTGTGAAGCTGCTAATCGATGTGTGAACAGCTCTTTAGAATGAGCTGTTATGAAAGGACAAGCTTATAAAAGGGAGGGTGAAAAAATGCTAAGGGAATCTGATTTTACGCTTACTGGGGAAGTTGATCGGTTGAATGAGGCTGAAAAAGACATTTTGATCAATGATCTCTTTTACGATTGCAAAACCTCCGTGAAGGCTTATATCGAATATACTGTCGGAGCTGATGATGTAAATCACTTTTTATATCAAAATTATCGATCTTCTTTTGTGGCTAGAAAGTCTGTTTTAAACATTATGGGTATCAAAGTTAGCTATCGAGGTGCTTTTAACATACATCCACTAGACATCGCAAATGATTTTGTAGCTGAATTCGAAAGAAAGGAGGAAGTGAGTTGAATCCAACAAAAGAATACGGAGAGGTCATTAGAAACGCCAGAAAGCACCGTAAAATGACGCCAATTGAATTTGCTGAATCATTGCATGTATCAAGGTCATTAACTGAAAAGTGGGAGACAGGAGAGCGTAGCGTCGTTGATTCTTATCGAAAGGATATTGCTGAAGTATTGGATACACCAGAATTATATTTTCAATCTTGGAAAGAAAGCACAGGATTTGTCAGTCTTCCATATTTAGACGGGGTGAATATAGATCATCATCCATCTGCAATGAGATTCATGGCTCTTAGAGAAGTTAAACAGGCTTTAAATGATATGGATAATGTCTGCTGGACTAAACCTGTTGAAGCTAAAAGTGAACAAGAAAGACAGGAAGTTCGAAAGGTTATTTTTGAAATACTCGACGCAGCTACTACACTTATCAATCTCGTTGCCATTTTAGTAAGAAGATACGATTTTTCAATGAAGAAAATTTTCAAAGAATGGCGCTTAACCGTTAAAGCAAGAGGATGGAAGAACTAAATGGAGTAGGATGCACTTACTAATTGCTGAATAGCAAGGAGGTGTTATCCGTGAAGATTAAAATTAGTGGCGAAAATTTCGGGATCATGTTCGCAGTTGTATATTTTTCATTTGGGATACATTTAATAATTAATGTTTTATAGGAGGCTCAAATTATGAAAGCTACACCGTTATTAAAAATGTCAGATCAAGAGATTAAATTCATTATAAATTCACTACATTTGCACAGAGATACACTCGCCTGGCAAGAAAAAGATATTTTTGATCTTGGGTTTTCAAAAGTAGTATATGCTAAGAAATTTGCAGAATTAGATTCAATGGAAATGATCATAATTTCCGTTTCACTGAAGAAATTAAGCATTGAGATATTTAAAAAGTATGGGAATAAAAGCATGAAAAAAACGAGACAAGCTTTAATCAATTTAGCTCATGTATTTGATTTAGAACGAATCCAACATCAAATGAAGAACAATCCTTTAGACAAAAAGAAAAAACTGACCGCGTAGCAGCGCGACCAGTTAGAAAGAAAAACAAAATTTATAACCTACTCCAATTATACATTTCTCTTATTAGAAAGGCAAGACCGACTTCCGTCGGCCCTGCCGATCGAATCACGTTGTTTTCCTGTATTGGTAAACATCCCCCCTTTGCAACGTGATTCGATCAGTCGGGCTGACAAAACAGCTTTACCGATGAGTTCATATCACTTTCACTGTTTTGTCCTCCTTCTCGGTGGAAGTGATGTGGACTGATCGGTGTAGCTAACACCAGGGAGGAGAAAAGGCAGAGCGTAGAAAGGAAACCAAAATGAATAACCTTAATCAACCTAGAAAGATATTAATCACTGAAAAGCTTTATTTAGACGGAGAATTAGATCTTAAGAAAGTGAAACATTATTTGAACAAGAGTTATCCAGAAGTCACTCTAATAAAGATTGATGGAGACTTTATGTTATGTGAAAGGAGGGACGGAAGATGACGGTGCAAGAGCTTGTGTACACGAAAGGCGATCGAGTGGTCACAGACTCTATTACACTTGCAGCTGCCTTTGAAAAAAGGCATGACAAGGTATTGAGAGATATTAGGGGCGTTAAATGTACTCAAGGTTTCAGAGTGTCTAATTTTGGAGAGTCAGAATACACAAATCAGCAAGGTCGAAAAATGCCAATGTTCGTACTCACATATGAAGGATTTATCATGGTTGCCATGGGATATAGCGGCGAGAAGGCCATTCAGTTTAAAGAGCGATTTATCAAAGAGTTTACAAAGGTTCGTCCAAATATGGAGAGTCCACAAAAGCTAGAACGAAGGCCGGAAAATCAAAAAATGATTGCATCTTATGAAGATCAAATTACGATTCGATCACACCAGCAGAGAGAAATTCAAAAGGCTGTTAAGTTACAGATTCATTCACTATTTCCATCTGTTAAGGATAGTGGACGAAGAAAGTATTATTCGAAAATTTATCAAAATATGAAGTTGAAATTCAAAGTAGATTCGTATCGTGATATTCGATTAAAAGATTATAAGGATACGATTTTATTTATACAAAATTGGGACTCGTTCAGATATGGAGAGTCATCTATTACTTATGAGAAGGAGTGAAAAGTATGCCAAAACAGATTGTTGATTTAAACTCATTTGCTCAAGGTGCACTAGGAGAAAGGTTTAACGAAGAACTAATCAAGATTTTACAGAATATCGCTGATCCGAACACAGACCCAAATAAAGCAAGGACTCTTACAATCAAAGTCAAAATAGCAGGGGATGAACAAAGAAACTTGGCAAACGCATCCATCGAAGCTAGCTCGAAGCTCACTCCTGCCTATTCTGTCCCGGCAAAGGTTCTCATTGATTATGACGAGAACGGTCAGCTGACAGGTGCAGAACTGAAAAGTGGCACTCCTGGTCAAACGTATTTACAAGAAGACGGGGTTTACAGTGATACAGGTGATAAAGTGTATGATTTTAAATCTAAAAAAGAAGTAGCGAGAGGGGAATAAAAAATGATTAAAGAAGCATTGCAATATTTAATGGATTTGGGAAAGGCAGAACTTATAGTCGAGAACGGTCAAATTTTTTCAGATAAACCTTTACACCTTCTGGAGGAACCAAGAGCTAGCAGAATTACCGTAAGTAGTCTTTCAGGACTGGTTGATTACATCAAGTCAGATTTTGACACAAATAAAAAAGTTATGATCCATGTGATCAGTCCAGAAGAAGTCGCTTGTTTCTCAATGGTTAATGATGATATGAAAAGAAATCATTGGATCAAGGCTGAAGCCCAGATCCCTAAATTCAATTTCAATCAATTTTACGACACAGAAACATTCAACATCAAGCTACAGTCCACATTTGTTAAGAATGAAGATCGAGACATCATGCTGCAAGTGGTAGGCAATATCAAAGAAGAAGCTGTCAATACGATCGGTGACGATGGTACTAGTCAATCTGTTGTAGCGAAAACAGGCATTGCTAGTGTTGGTAATGTAAAAGTGCCAAATCCTGTTTTATTAGCTCCTTACAGAACTTTTGTAGAAGTTGAACAACCTGATAGTGAGTTCGTGTTCCGAATGCAGAGTGGTCCTAGTTGCGCTTTGTATGAAGCTGATGGAGGGGCGTGGAAGATGAAAGCAATGGACAACATCAAGACTTATCTAGAAAAGAATTTAATGGAACACATTGCGTCTGAAACCGTTTATATTATCGCTTAATTTCCAAACAAAAAGGACTCGCCACATTTGGGGAGTCCTTGAAAGAAAGGGGAATATTCATGGAAACAGGACATTCAGTCGTTGATTCTATCGGAAGAATGCATATATCAGGCACCGTCATTCCGTTCCCGTGGTTTCAACAATTAACGTTCATGAACGGAAAGCCGAACGTTCCAGCGATTCTCATTCTTGCAGATATCCTTTATTGGTATCGGCCAACAGTTGAACGTGATGAAGATACGGGTGTCATTGCGAAGGTAAAAAAGAAATTTGCTAAGGACATGATGCACCGGAGTTATAAAGCGTTTGCAGAACAATTTGGATTATCTAAACGGCAGGCGAAAGAAGCTTGTGATTATCTTTTTGATCAAGGGTTGATCCGACGTGAATTTAGGAGTGTTATCGCTAAAGGGCAAATCAATAATAACGTGATGTTTGTTGAACCATGCCCAGAAAAAATATCAGAAATTACATTTACCCTCCTACATTCAAACGCATCACCCTCTTACGTTGAAACGTACCACCCTCCTACGGTGAAACGTAAGACAAATACATCAATTACTACAGAGATTACTAAAGAGATTATTGTCCACTTGAATAATCAAGCAGATAAGAATTTCAAACCATCCAGTCAAAAGACGAAAGATCTTATCCAAGCCAGAATGAACAATAATTTTGATTTAGAAGATTTCAAGAAAGTCATCGATAACAAGGTGGCTGACTGGAAGGACAATCCAAAGATGGATGCTTACCTAAGACCAGAAACATTGTTTGGGACGAAATTTGAGTCTTACCTCAACGAGAACCCAATGCCTAAACAGGATGATTTATACGACTTAGCCAAGCAAATGGAGGAGGACGAAGAGAATGAATAGCAAACAAGTCGTTGAACTGATTGAACAAATTGACGCTGCTTACCCTAACAAACTAAAAAAATCAGCTGATACCCTAAAGGTTTGGCATCGGCACATGAAAAATCAAGATTATGAAAGGGTCTTTTGGAGATTGGACAAGCACATCAGCAGATCAGCTTTCCCACCTTCTATCCACGACCTAAAAGAACATATTCGGCCAGAACATAATAAACAGGTTGTAACCAAAATAGCTGAGTGGCAGCAGAAAAAAACAACTGGACCTACAGAAGAGCAAAGAAAACAAATTCTTACTTCTCTTGGTGTCGATAAAGGTGATAAGCAATGAGTCAATTTAATCCAGAATCAGAAAAAATGTTGATAGGTTGTATTTTGATTGATAGCACGATTGCAAAAGAAATAAGTGTCAAACCAGAACAGGTGTCTGTCTTACATAAAGCTGTCTTCCAAGCTATTCATGACATCACGAAAGACGGACACAACGTTGATGCCGGAACGCTTTATGAAAAATTAGGTATGGGTTACATGAATCAAATTGATCTCAATGAAATGATTCAATCAGTCCCCTCTTCCGAAGGATATAAAACCTATGAATCTTCCATTCTGAGAGCTTTTAAAAGAAGTAGGGTGAGAGAGTTAGCACAAGGTTTTGTTGATGACACGAGAGACATCATGAACGATGAACAAGCTGATCAATTCGTTGTTGATTTAAACAAGGTGAATGAAGATATTGTCGAAGAAGATGAATTTGATTTAAAAAAATTATTATTTAATATTTTTGACAAAGCTGAGTCTGGAAAATCAAAAATGGGATTACCGACTGGTTTTGTTGAATATGACAGAATCACATCAGGCCACCGAAAAGGCGATTTGATTATTGTGGGAGCAAGGCCATCTGTTGGAAAAACAGCCTTTGCCTTGAACGTTGCATCTGGGCATCTAGAGAAAGGTGCCTTCGGCCATTTGTATTCGTTGGAAATGGGTGATGAATCATTTGTTAATCGAATGATATCAGCGACTGGAAGAGTAGACAGTCATAAAATGATGGACCCAAGCAAACGTTTTGATGATGACGATTGGAACCGTTTTTCTTATGCAATCGGAGAAATTGGAAAAAGGAATATGTACATCGGTGATAAATCAAATATTAAATTATCAGAGATTTACGCCAGGACAAGAAAGCTGATGCGACAGTATCCAGATCAAGATCATTTTCTCATCATCGATTACTTGCAGCTACTTCAACCCATCGTCAAGAAAAATAATCGCCAAGAAGAAGTGAGTGACTTGTCGAGGGCATTGAAGGTCATGGCTAGAGACTTAAACATTCCGGTTATCGTCTTGTCTCAGCTATCGAGAGGTGTTGAATCAAGACAGGATAAACGCCCTATGCTATCTGATTTACGGGAATCAGGGAGCATCGAGCAAGACGCAGATATCGTTGCTTTTCTATACCGGGACGATTATTACAATGCCGAAACTGAAAAGAAAGACATTATTGAGATCATCATAGCGAAACAACGTGAAGGACCAGTTGGCACGGCCGAACTAGCTTTTGTAAAGGAGAACAATCTATTCCTCAACTTGGAAAGGCGGTTTACGGGATGAGAACTGTCAGAGAATATTACAACGAAGCGATTATTCAAAACTTCCCGAGTATGATCTACCTCATTGAGTGGTTGGTTTACGAAAAGAAGGCATTGAAGATGGAAAGCGACGCCAGGAACATCGGTTATCTCATAGATCATCCAACTAAAAATATATGGCCTGAAGCAAATCGGTATATAGCTAACAGAAAAGGAGTGGAGAACAATGGAATTAAGAAGACAAGTGATCTTGCAGGAGCTTCATAAATTAGGATTCTATGATGCTCGTGATGGTAGATTGCTACAGAAATTAACTCTACAAGAATTAGAGTTAGAACTCATTCGTTTACCTGAGTTGGAAAGTTTGAAGTAGGATTCAACCATTACTGGAGGTTATGGAATGCAATTAGATTTGCTATCTTATGCCCAGGAACAAGAAGAATATCAAAATAAAGATGAAGCTTTGAAGATAGTTAATAAAGCAAAAGAAAGATGGCCTAACTTGAACGTGTTTGCTGTTTATATGGGTCCATATTATTGGAATTATAGTGGTTATAGTTTAGCGGTAATTGTAAAAAACAGAATGAAAGTATTAGAGGTTTTATCTGGAGGTAGAACAAGATTAGATAAATGGTATTGCGGTTTTGAAAATGGCTTCCCTGGTCACCATTGGTGTTATGTAAAACAGATAAGAAAACTGTAGAGCGAAACCACGACATAAGGAAAGGGTGAAATAAATGAGTGAAACTAAGTTTTGGAAATATTATGTTCCATCTGTTGACGGTATTGAAGGATGGGGGATTTTTATTTTAGATTCAACAGGAATGTTCTCGTGTGTTACAGATTACGGTAACTATGCTTTCAATTGGGTTCATCATGGAATGGATGATTTTAGAGAGTTTTTCGCTAGTGATAAAAGTTTTGATTATCATGTAAAAAAATTATATCGAATCGGAGGTGAAGGTGAATTTGAATTTCAACCAGACGAAACGGTAAAACGTGTTAAAGAATCCATATTGGAATCGAGACTTGAAGACCATATGAGTGAAGAAACCGCTAGAGAAGAATGGGATTTATTAGAATCTATGGATTGGAGCATGGGGGATTTATCGCAACACGAATGGCACCAGCAAACAGACCTATGTGATGCCCATGAGTTATTCGTTTATGACTATCCTCCAAGAGTAAAAGCCTTGAGAGATAAATTGTTGCCGCGTTTTGCGAAAATTCTTAAAGAAGAACTAGAAAAAGAAAAAGTTAGTGAATAGTCCGAACCAATTGAACGGTAAGGAGGTTAATTGGTGATATCCGAAAAACGCTATCAAGACGCAAAGAAATTTTTATATAAGGTTAATAGGTCGGAAAATCATGTTGTATCCTCAATGGCTGTTATTAAACACATGTCTTATCTCGTTAATCACATTAAAACAACGAAAGAGGAGGGTGAACAGTGACGGACCAGGAACGAATTCAACAGATAAAAGAGTTCTTTGAAGAATTTCGTATAGACAGGATAAATGCAGAAGGATGGTATGAAATCAGTGCTGATGATGCTGATTGGATAATAGAAAAGGTTATTGATACGAACCTACTCCTAGAAGATCACCTACAGCTGGAGTTAAAACAAGCGGAGAAGATCAAGGAATTAGAAGATCATATCGAAATGTATAAAACGAATGAAGACTATTTATTAGCAAGATTGAAAAGATCAGATCAACTTATGAGAAGGGATGGAAATGGTAGAACAGCTAGACCTACTGACTGATGCGGAGATTGATCCAATTTTGGATAAGGAAGTAAAGTGGATGAACTCTATTATAGAATCGTGTGCAGCAAATATTGAAGTATTGGCAATTAGCAAAAACGATAGCAGACGTTTTGTTGGAAGAGAAGATCATAATTTATTGCTTTATGAGATTGTAGATTATCCAACTAAATTAACGGATTATGAGAGTGCTAAAGGATGTATTTTAACTATCCATAAGATTTCAGAAAGAAAACTATTTTCAAAGGAATTTAAGCAAGTATGCAGATTTTAGAAAAATAAAATTTATAACCTGAGGAGAGATTTATTATGGCAATGAAATTTATGAGTGGAATGAAAAAGATGCAAAAAGCAGGTCAAGCTGTTGGAGATATGCAAGCAGCTAAAAAAGGTAAAGGAGATTACGCAAAGCGAGTTTCATCTAGAAAAGCGAAAAGTTCTTTAATGAAAATGTTCAAATAAAAAAACCAACCCTTTCGGATCAGTTTAATGTTTGCTAGTTACATACATTATACATCCGGGAGGGGTCAATGTGAAAGTAAATCAGGAAAAAATGACTGCTGAAATTGATTTAATGAAGAACGCTACGTACATCGTCAAGGATGGAAAGCTTGAACCTGTTGATTCTATACCAGGTGGGTTCGGAAAACAGATCATAAGTTACGAGCATGGCAAAGCTGTTCATACAGGAGTATCATATTCAAAAAAAGTTTAATGGAGTTCAGAGTAAAAACTATGAAGAAGAGGGTTGAAGAAATGGATAAGAAAATCAAGCGTGTTGAGATGGGTATGCATGTTGTAATCGGCAAACTTCAATACTATGAGATGAAATATTACTGGGACAACAATGAAGGGAAAGAACGTTGCAATATAGTAGAAATCCCAGCAAAACCATTAAAGGACAAGGGTGTAATTAAACGAACAGATAGCTACAAAAAAATAAAAGAGTGGTTCAATAACACAGAAGAAGGAAGAGAATTTTTCTTGCGAAGCTTACGTTCAAAGTTCGGAAAAGAATATGTAGCGTCCTTTGTCTAATGACTAAATGTACATTACGAGAATAACTAACAATAAGAAATTTAATAAGCCTATCGGAAAAACCGAGGGCACAAGACTAACCAAAATTGGTGAGTCTTGTGCTCTTTTTTTATTTTAATTTTATGAGGGGGCGATGACATGAGGAATTATAAAACAGAAATAAAAAAGCGAAATAAGCAAAATAAAAAGAAAGATCAACACGGCGAACGGTTTTGGAAAGATTTGATGGGAACAAATAGACGTACATATGAACGTCGTGGAGGATCTATTAGACAAAAGTAAAAAATATGAAGGAGGTATTTACATTGAATTCATTTAATTTTCATCTACCTCGTATTAATAGGAAAGCAACAAAAGAGAAAGTCGAAAAAGAATTAAGTAAGATGCAGTATACTTTACTCACACTATCAGATTCATACCAACCTAAAGTAACATCGCAACTACAACTGGTTCCAGTAAAGCCTAATGGCCAGTATCATTCATCTACTGAAGAAGTGGCCATAAAGAACTTGGAAGAGGAAAAAGGAAAATTAGAATTTATCAAGTTCATAACGGAAACCATTAATCGTCTACCAGATCTTGAACGCAAGGTTATTGTAAAAGAATATATGGAAGATCCATATAAATTTAATTATGAGATTTATAATGAGTTGGGAATTTCAAAAACCTATTATTATAGATTAAAAGGTCGAGCATTTTATAGCTTAGCTCTAATGCTAAAAGTTGAAGTATATGTTTACCAGGAGAAGGTGAAGGCGTGAATTTTGTTCAACCAATTAGAGATCCGGAAATCATTCGGGAAATCAAACGTTATTTAAAAAGTAAAAATGAACGCGATTATATGTTATTCCTGGTAGGAATAAATAGTGGACTGCGAATATCTGATATTTTACCTTTAAGAGTCAAGGACGCTAAAAGACCTTACTTTAACCTTAGGGAAACGAAAACGAATAAAGAAAAGCGAATAGATATGACATCAGAACTAAGAAGGGAATTTGTTTCATTCATTAATGGAAGAGAAGACCATGAATTTTTATTCGCTAGCCGGAAGGGGATTAATAAGCCAATCACCAGGAGTGCAGCATATAAAATATTAAAAGATGCTGCAAAGCAAGTGAATCTTGAAAGTATAGGGACTCATTCATTACGAAAGTCGTTCGGTTATCATTTTTATAAACAAACGAAAGACGTAGCGTTACTACAGGAAATATTTAACCATTCAGCACCATCGGTTACTCTTCGGTACATTGGTATCAATCAAGACAGCATAGACAAGGCGATGAAGAGCTTTCGTATTTAAGCCCACTCTTATGAGTAGGGCTTATTTTTTTATCATTAGAAGCGAACAGACCGATAAATAGATAGTTATTTAAAGTGTTTCTTATGAGAGTATTCTCTTAAAAAAATAAATGTGGAATTCAAAACAAGGGAACCATGTCATTATAGGAGTATCAAGGCTTACAAGGATTCATTGAAAGTAACACAATATAAGATATGGATAATTCAAACGCAAGGGAAAATATAAGGCGAATTTCAGTGTGAACTATTTTGGGACTTTATTTTGTGAATGACCTGTTATTATGTAAGTGTGGAAATATATCAAAGGCATACACAAGCAACTCATGGCTCAACCGAGAGGTAGTTGTGTTCAAGAGGAATACCTGAACAGTATTTTTGACTATGCACCTTGAGTTGTATCTTTATGTTTTAAAATTAATTGCAGGAAATTATACCCTTTTGTCGAACTGTTTGTTAAAGTCGACTTAAAGGGGGAAGGTACATGGAAATTAATATTAGAAGATTAGCAATTAATATTCTAAATTTAGAAAAATCAAAGCCTAAAATTTCAGATAAGTTATTTCCGTTAGGTAGTGGCAATAAAATCATTAACGATTTTTTTAGACAACATGTTTTAGATACTAGAGAGGGAAAGGCAACTAAAAGTTGTAACTTTTACGATAAAGATGCTTCCATTAAAGTGAAATCGGAGAGGTATTTTCAAAATAACGGAGATAATGAATTTTTAACTTTTTCTAAAGAAGTAACTGAAAATCTATTCACAATTATGAAAAATACTAGTTCAACCAGTAGCGGTACTTTCTTTGTTTTAGAAGTTGAAATTAATCATGAAGCGTGTATGTTTTTAATTAAGCTAGATCCTAGAAGTGGAGTTCAAATTAATGAGGATGAATTAACTGTCTCAGCTTTAGAAAATATTTTACCTGATTCCAATAATCGTGTTCATAAATGTGCGATTATCAGATATAATAAGCCAGAAGAAGAAAATGCAGAGCTATATGTTATGGATAAACAGCAAAAAGAAGGGGAAGCAGCAAGGTTTTTTATTGATACATTTTTACAAGCAGAAGAATTATTGAACGATAAAATTATTACTAAAGAAGTAATTAAGGCAACAAAGTCTGATATTATATCAATAGTTCCTGAAAAACCACAACATGAAGTTTTCGAATCTATTGAAAAAGAATTTACAAATGGTTCTCGGAAGGAATTGAGACAGTCTGTAATAAATATTCTTGAAGATTTGGTTCCACCAGAAAAAAAGGATAGAGAACTATTTATTATGAATTCTGTAAGTGACTTTGTATCAAAGTATTTGGATAATAATCCTGATCATAATAATTCATTTGTTGTGGAAAGAATGGATAGGGTAATTATTTGGAAAGCTGAAAAGGATCAAATTTACTTTAGGTTTAACAAAGGCGTTAATCATTTAATAAATTTCAGTCAAGAAAATGGAAAACAAGTAATTAAAATAGATAATTCATTAAATTTTAAGAGAAAATAAAAACTAAGAATATTATTTAGGGAGGGCTGTTCATGGGAAATGAGATTATTCAGAAAACTTATTTTGAATATAAAAAAATTAACTCGTTCCTCATTAACAAATACGATTTTAATGTTGAAGAAAATGAAAATAACATTTCAATAATTGTCACTAACCCCTCTCTAGATATTATAAAAAAATTGAGCGATATTTGTGATTATTTTGAAATTGATTGTAATCCTTTTAGTTATGAATGTGATGATGTTATCGACCAAATTGAAAGAGAAATACTAACTTTAGATAGCATAGATAACATTACAATTTCTTATGATAAATGTAATTTTACAGAAATAGTAGAGTATATTGATTATGTCTTTTTTGAGATGAGACCAGCTATTGATAATTTAAAGGTAATTCCAAATGAGTCTAATCTCAAATTAAATATTATACTACCTGGGATAATAAGAGTCGAAACTGTCCTGTGCAATTTTATTGGATTAGAATTTATAAATGATGTATGTGACCTACAAAGGAAGATTATTGATCCGGCAATTATAATTAAATTAATGTTTTATTTAGATAATATGAAGAAGGCAACAGGGAATTTTTACTATAATCCTTATGCTTTTATAATAACTTTTGTTTCAGAGCAAGAAGATATGAAATTTATTAATTCTATTAAGAGAGAATTTTATTTAGTAATGTTAGAAGCGCTGTCAGATAAAAAAGTACCAAGTGGATTTATAATAAGAGGACATAAGAATATAAATATCATAGAAGAAGATGAATTTTCTGTGGTTAATTATGACGAGTTCAAATCTATCTTTGAGTTTTTAGTATCTGAGCACCGGTTTACTGAAAAATATATTATTATAAAAAAAGTTCTGACGCTTTATTACAGAGATAGTTTTACTTTTTCATATTTAGATTCAAAATTCAGTGATATTCATAAAACAATACTTTATTACTATGACCACTATATAGAGGATGATTTAAAAGAATTTTTTAAGACAAAAGATGAATTGTTAAAAGAAGCTATGAATACCTCGAAAATAATATATGAACAGATAGATAAAATCAACAATTCAATTATAGGTTCTATCTTGGCGATATTAGTATTATTAACCACAACAATTTATAATTCATTAGATGATTTAACTTTTCAGTATATTTTTGGACTTTTAGTAGTTTTTATATGCTTTTCATTTGTTTATGTTTATTTAATGAGTTCCTCTACTAAAAATAGATATAAACTTATTAAACAACAATTCAATTATTTTCTGGATGAAATATCAATTATGCAAGAAGCAGAAAGAAATAAATTAATTGATATCTATTTAAAGTCTCCATATAAAGAATTAGAAAAAACCCTTAATAAATTTTTAACCATTATTATTGTTACAAATATTATTTTAATATTTGTTTTTCTAATTGTTATATGTATTCAATATGGTTACTGTGTATGTTAGCACTTTTAATCCAAAAGACATCCTTTAGGGTGTCTTTTTACTCGTTGTAAGAGGTGGAAGTTGAGATTATGATTGAAGTGGTATTAGCAATAACGATATTCGTCACTGTCCCTTTACTTTTTCTGTTAGCTGTATTGATTGAGAAGAAAAGAAAGTGAGAACTGCACATCCGTTTTTCAATATAAGATATAGATAATTCAAATACTAGGGAAATCATATGGGAAATTTTAGTGTGAACTATTTGAGGACTTTTTTTTGTGAATGACCTGTTATTATGTAAGTGTGGAAATATATCACAGACATACAAAAGCAACTGATGTCTCAACCGGGAGGGAGTCGTGTTCAAAGGGGAATACCTAAACAGTATTTCTGGCTATGCACCTTCAGTTGTTTCTATATGTTTCACTCAAGGGCATTCACTTGGAAAGGTGATTGCCTTTTTTAAATCGTGAGGTGGTAACTCTATGCCTGAATATAAAACAGATGCCGAGAAGAAAACATTCTACAGATCATCCGATTGGGAATCAGTAAGACAAGCAGCGCTTGATAGAGATAACCATGAGTGCCAGGAGTGTAAGAAGCTAGGCAAAGTTCATGTTGATTCAAAGAAAGTTCAAGGCGAGCGTAAGAAGATAGAGCTTAATGTCCATCACAAGTATGAGATCGAAGATTACCCTAAGTTAGCGTTGATGCTAGATAACCTGGTTACTATCTGCATTCCTTGCCACAACAGAATACATGGGAGATTCAGTGGAGCTAAGCCTAAGAAGAAACGTTGGGATGATGAGAGGTGGGATTAGATGTTAGAAGTAATGCAATTTATATTCAGTAGCTTTTGGATTTGGTTAGGAACATTAACAATGTTCTCAGTGATACTAATTGGAATAGTGGCAACGATCGGAGAATTAAAAAGTAAAAAAACAAATGATACCCCCCGCCCAAATAATTCACTCGAAAAAAATTAGCAGGGGACCGGTAAGGGGGGTTAATTCAGCAGTTGCGCCAAAATAAATATACCCCTCCCTCCTGGTAGGGCGTGCAGAAAGAAGGTGATTAGTTTGGATAGACAAAAAATTGGATTTCGAATGCGCGAAAAAAGAAAAGAAATAAAATTAACACAAGTTGAATTTGCTAAGAAATCTGGGATATCAACTAACTATTATGCGAGTCTTGAACAAGGTAATAATTCACCGAGTTTGGATACTTTAGCAAGAATTGCTGAAGCGTTAAGTGTATCAGTACTTTATTTATTAAACGATAGAATTGACGATATGGAACATCGAGTCGAGGGAGAAGTTGAAAGGTTGCATAGTCTTTTAGAAAATATCCCCAGAAACCAATTAAAAGTTGCAGAAGGATTAATCACTCAAGCTGCACGCCTAAGAATTCTGCTAGACGATAACTGGAAAGATATTTTAGAAAACGGGGAGTATGAAAAATTTTCTCAAAGTGAAAACCAGATACCGTATGAT